ATGTCGCCCCAAGGCGACTTAGCAACCCAATGTTCCATAGTGCGGAGCTTTGAGATCATCTCGGAGTCAGTCATATCACACCCTCAGCTTTCAGTTCCTCTAACTCAACCATAACTCCAACACAATCCATTGCGATTAGCAGGCTGACAGTCTCTTCTTTGAAAGTCTCCCAGAACTTAGGATCATGCACCTCAATGCTCTGACTGTTGTGAAACATATCAGCAGTCTTTAAGATTCGAATGACCTCAGGAGCTTCACGTAATCTTGCTTCACACAACTCTTTACGGAACTTACGATTCCCGACATACTCAGGAGTCTTAGTCATAAACCAGACACCCCTAGCAATCTCTGGACCGAACAAAGCTTCTATGTCTTCCATAGTCGCTTCAGTGTCATCGACAGTATCATGGAGCAAAGCAACTTGAATCGCAAACATGATATCTTCTTCACTGTAGCCGTTAGCGTCTAAGTATCCTTCAACTATATCTGCAACAGCAATTGGATGAGTAATGTACTCTTCACCAGTGTACTTTCTTACTTGACCTCTATGCATTCTAGTGGCAAATCTTAAAGCTCCTATCAAACTACTTCTCCTAACATTTTCTCGAAATCTGCGATCATACCCTCGGCAGCCAGAATTGCGGCACTATCGTTCATTTCCTTATAAGTTACGATATTCTTCTCACAAGCGGCGATATATGCTAACAACTGATCTTTCATGTCTTTTCACTTTCTCTCTAGTACTTGTATATAATAACACATTGGATCAGAATGTCAACCCTTTTTTTTCAACTATTTTCGATTACTATGCGGTCTGCTGGACTGACGTAACCAGTGTAGCAATCAGCCAGGTAATCAAACTGATCTCTATAGTTGTCTGGCTCTTTGCCCAGCATGTCCATGTGTACATCTGCATCCACATAGTTCCAATTAACTGATCCATCTTCCCACAGGTTCTCAGTGCTGGTTACTGCTTTATTGAATACTCGGGCTAGCTGTGTTGATATAATCATTTTTCCATTCCTTTTTAATATACACATTATAAACGGTATCATAACGAATGTCAATGGTTTGTTTAAATCATTTAGTTATATAGATCCCATTTATTATAACCTTAATTCCTGCTGATTGTATTCATTAGCACTAAGCACCTGGCTAATAGCTCGCTCGCTTGCTTCTGCATAAACCCCATTGCTCAATTGAATATGCATATCATCCACAATGCATACAACTTCCAACCATTGCTGCTTTCCAGTCCGACGTACAAAATCACCTTCGAATATAATCATACTGCTACTCTCTGTTGTTTATGTGTATATTATAGCAAATATCTGCTCAAAGTCAACCCTTTTTTTCAACTATTTTCGATTTATATGTCTTCTGTCACAGTTATTGTGTAGGTCTTACCGTTCTTGTCCACGACCTTGATCGTCTTTTTAGAGGACATAAAGTGACCATGCTCTGGGTGCAAGTCGAGTTTTGTGGATCCCACTTCAGCGATATACGTGTAGATGGGATTCTCTTTGATATCCAGATTCAGTGCCTTACTGATACGATCAGCAATATAGTCACAATATGCTAAGAACATTTAACCTCCAATGATGGCTTTGATATGATCAACATGAATGATGCCTGCTTTTTTGCCCTTAATTGTAACAGGCATAGCTTCAGACCACTTCAAGTAGACCTCTTGTCCAGAGTGTAGATAACCCTCGTTAGCCACATCCAAACTGACTGATATGATAACAGCGGGTTTAGACGCCTTATCGATCTGGGCTCCAGCTAGGATGATCCCACCTTCAGTAGTAGTCTGCTCTTCGGCTTCAACAACTAGTACGTTTTTACCTAACATTTGCATGATTTATTCCTTGGGGGTTTTGTATAGTTTACTATACAGTGCTTTTAGGTACCACTTATTCTTTCTGAAAAACTGCTCAGAGGTATAAGTGACAGGTTTATTTGTCCAGTCGAATACTTCGTCTTTGTGTTCTTCCCACATGTGCTTAAGAAATATTCTAAATGGACGCATCGATCTGTCTTTCATTGGGGGTTTCATAAAGTGTTTCTCCTCTATCCAATAAGTTAACTATACACTAAATAGAATGAACTGTCAAGTCTTTTTATAAAATAACTACAGGAGTACTTTATGACTAACATCCAAGATAGAACAAAACTAGAGAGATCGCTACTTTTTGCCAAACTGTCACAGATTGCATATCTTGATGAGAAGGACGCAACTCGTGAAGCCAAGAAGCTAGGCTTCAGCACAGTCGAATTCTATGATAGAGACGGTGCTCAAGCGTATCGCTTCCAAAGCAAAGAGGATTTAGTCATTGCTTGCAGAGGTACCCAGCCAACAGAATTCGGCGACATCAAGGCAGACCTACAAGCATTGCCCGTTATCGCTGAAACAGTGTCACGAGTACACAAAGGATTCAAGAGAGAAGTAGATGACCTTTGGCCAATGATATGCGAAGACATCACTAGAAAGGCTAACCTAGAGAAAAATCTGTGGATATGTGGACACTCTCTCGGTGCGGCGATGGCAACCATCATAGCTAGTCGTGCGTTACATGATGATAACTTGCAGAATCCGAAAGAGTTGTTCACGTATGGCTCACCTAAAGTTGGATGGACTGGATATTGCGACTCTATTGCAGTTCCACACTTTCGCTGGAGAAACAATAACGATATCGTCACAACAGTCCCACTAGCAATAATGGGTTATAAGCATCATGGTACAGAGTGCTACATCAATGCTTATGGTAAACTTAGATCACCAACTGGTTGGCAGAGAGTTAAAGATAAGTTCCGTGGAATGTGGATGGGAATAAAGCAGGGCAAGATCGACAACTTCTCTGATCACAGCATCGATGAATACATTAAACATATCGAATACGCTGTCTACAAGCTGTAGAGAGTGTAGTTACAGGTAAGTTCTTCGCCTGGCAAGATATCCCGCAAAGCGCAGATGAAATATCTACTGTCTCTTCGTACCTTATGTATGTTAGGTTCCTCAGAGTGATTGTAGAATGCGCCAAGCGGGGTACGATGCAGTTCAGTTCCCCAATAGAAGTGAGACATCCCTATCTCAGTTCCTTCCTTGATCGTCTCAAGTGACCATAAGCCTAAGCCCTCGATATCAGACTTCTTGATCGTTACGTTACTCGGCAGTGGTCTATACATTATATTCCTTTCTAACGCTTAATACCTTTGATAGTTCTAACTATCTTGCTCGTAAGCATTTTGATTACAGTGAAGTGAAACAGTCCATGACCATATAGCCAATGAAATGTGTGGTTCTTTTCAATTGCAGATTTATCACCAAACTTTTTAGTCCAGTTATCTACGTATTCGCCTTTGTATCTCAACACGGCATGAGTGATTTTAGTCTTTGAAGAACCAACACAGCAAATACCTGCTTGTCTTGTAAGTAGCATCCACCACATTCTTATGTCAGATTGACCACACAGTCGCCACAATATTGACAGAGCGTAGTCTTCGCAATCACCCTCAAACTTGCCAGCCTCGCTTTCGTTACGAATAACGACCCAGGCATCAGCAGAACCATACTTCTCTTTATCGTATCTGTACTTCCACTTCTTATTGAAGGCAGATACTATCTTGTCCCTTTCTTTAGCTATCATCTCTTAATCCTTTTACATGAGTTCTATGTATTTTACAGTTTATGATGCCATTATAATATTCATCTGATAACAACACTTCTCTATTAAACTGTTCCTTTGCTTCCATGTAAGACATTTCACCCTTTGTTCTTGATAGATGTATTATCTCTCTATGAAAAGCTTTTGGTCCTTGCTCTTCGACAAGCAACTTAACTTCTTCTGATGAACCATAGTAGTCCATCCAGTCAGACTCCTTGACGATCTTACGCTTGCGTGTCTTACCCTTAAGAGGTGGTAATGTTCGTCTGGAGTAAAAATTCTTCTTACCCACATATTTCTTTTTGTTAGTGAGGTTGGTGATAACATAGACGAATCCTACGTACTCACCAATCATCTCACTAGTGAATTCAGTGGTACCTAGTAACCACATAAGTTACGTCCAAACATCATCGTCTTCGTTGAAGTCTTCACCATCGTAATCGTCTTCGTAGTCAACTTCTGATCCGCAAATTGGGCAAAATAGGATAGCGTCTTCCATGTTCGGCGTTTCTACTGTACACTCGCTGTCGCAATATTCGCAAAAAATGTCTTGTCTTTTCATATATGTTGTACCTCTATTTTGCATGACTCCAGAAACTTAATTCCGTCATCACTTCTATAAATGTTTTTAAAGTATACACGCTTTATACCTGTGCCGTATATTAGTTTAGCGCAATGAATGCAAGGAGCATGGGTGATAAAGATTTCGGCATCCTTACCACTCTCATTTGAACTTGCAAGCTTACTTATAGCATTTGCTTCCGCATGGATAACCTCGTCTTTAGTCTCTAAGAATCTAATCTCGCCACCAGGCCATTTGAACTCATTCTCACAGTTGTTATCCCATCCAGAAGGCATTCCGTTATATCCAATAGAGATGATACGATTGTCTTTTACAACAATCGCACCAACTTTAAGTCTACGGGCTGTAGAGAGTTCAGCGAACCTCTCTGCTACATCCATGTATGCTTTATTCCACTTGGTCATAGTACCTTCTCAATTCAGCATAACCACCAATCGATTTATCATCTACTTTAATCTGAGGAAAGGTTTTGGCATCAGGAAACATCTCTAACAATTCTTCACGTGTAAAGTCAACTCCTAACTTATGGTAAATATAGGGTAAAACTTTAGATTTACAAAATCTCTTTGCATTCTCACAATACCCGCAGTTATCCTTTCCATAAATTTCTATCATAAACTAAATCCTTTAAACGTATCTTCACCGACATCTTGTTTTGTGCCACCGCTAACATAACTCGTAATCTCTGTCTCTTGTGGTGCAACTTGTACCTCTGCGCCGCTGATCCACTTCTGCGTCCAAGGCAATGGATTAGTCTTCACAGTATACGGGCACGGCAGATTAGCTGATGTCATTCTGCGACCACAGATGTACTCAATATAACCAGAAAGTAGTTCGGTGTTTAGACCAATCATAGAGCCATCTTTGAACAGATATTTAGCCCACGCTTTTTCTTGCTCAACCGCATCAACAAACATTTGAATACACTCTGCTTCACACTCTTTAGCAATATCTATAAAGATGGGATCATCTTTCTTAAGAGTCTTCAACAGTAGCTGTGTACTAGCAAGGTGTAGGTTCTCATCACGTGCAATCAGCTTGATAATCTTGGCATTGCCTTCCATCTTCTTTAACTCAGCAAAAGCCCACGAGCAAGCAAATGAAACATAGAAGCGAACACCTTCAAGAATGTTAACACTCATAAGAGTAAGCCACAGTAGCTTCTTCAACTCATACAGGTCAACAACAACTTCTTTACCATTGACTGTATGTTTGCCAACACCTAACAGATTATACCAAGCACTCTTCTCGATCAGATCATCGTAGTACTTAGAGATATCGCCAGCACAGTCAGCAATCTCACTCACACTCATCAACTCATCAAATACTTTACTAGGATCACTATAGACGTTACGAATGATGTGTGTATAAGAGCGACTATGAATCGTCTCAGAGAAAGTCCAAGTCTGAATCCAGTTCTCAATCTCGGGCAAGCTTACGATGGGACCAAAAGCCTCGACTGGTGCACGACCTTGTACAGAGTCAAGTAGAATCTGACGCTTTAGGTTTGACGTAAAGATATGCTGTTCGTGTGCAGTAAGAGACTTAAAGTCTTTTGCATCTTGATAGATATCTACCTCTTCAGGACGCCAGAAGAACCCCAACTGACTTTCAGTTAGTTTATCGAATGACTTATACTTTAGTGTGTCATATCGCTGAATAGTTGGACCACCTGTTGGATCCAAGAATGCTGTAACTTTAGTGTGATCCGCTTTATTAGCTGTATCAAATACGCTCATCTTACCCTCTTTGTTTATACGACT